GGGGTCTGGCGAACATGGACTGACATTAACATCCTACTGACAGGCAGAATGTTAATGTCACAGGAAGATGCGTATGGGATAGCACGCTGGGGAGGGGAATTTGAACAGGCTATGACGGATCGTATCCCTATTTACAAATTCGGCTCTGGCGGCGATGATGATGATTCGTTAATTGGCTGCCTAACTCATAGGAAGGGGAGGGCAGAATCAATCAGGTTGCTTCACTTTGGCCAAATAAGTCGTACAGATCGTGTTCGACAGGCTATGGTGGACGGTCGTTATGAAATGTACCTGAACGTATAAAGGAGCCATAATATGGCCAGAATTGAACTTCGTGACGCGACTATCTATATTCAAGATGGTCTGAGTGGCTCTGCGACAATTGAAGAAGCCGCTCCAGGCGCAACAGACACCGATGCTGATATCAACACGGTAGTTCTGAATTCGACCGACACTACACTTGTGCCGGTCGGCGCACGTTTTACAGTTAACACTGCACTTAATGTCACTACATACACCGTCTCTGCGAGGACACCGGCTACATCAGGGCCGACAACGAATGTTGAGTTCACACCGGCTTGGGGCGTAACAGGCACTCCTGCCGTGAGTGATGTGATGACCTTCATCTCGCAACGGATTGAAGTGAAAGTCGGTGAAGGGAATATCACCTGGACAGAAGCTAAGGAATACGAGTACTTGCTTGATCGTGGCGATCTCGATACGGTTAAGGAAGGGGACGAGCAACCGCTCGAAGTTTCCTTGGAATTTGTCTATGAACATATCACAACAGGAACGAGTGAAGATATCACCCCTGTCGATGCTCTGAAGCAGCAAAATGATGCCGCAGAGTGGGTATCAAGTTCTGCTGACTTGTGCGAGCCTTATGCTGTTGATATGGTCGTGATGCATTGCGTGCCGTGCGGTAGCGAACAGGACGAGCAAGTTGTCTTTGCTGACTTCCGGTACGAGTCTTTGGAATTTGACCTTAGTGAAGCAACAATCGCTGTGTCTGGTCGTTGCAATGTGAGTGAAGCTACTCCAACTCGTGGATCTTTCGACGATTGTAGTGCTTAATATACCAGTTAGAAAGGAGCCATAGTATGGCCAGAATTGAACTACGCGATGCAACCATCTATATTCAAGATGGTTTAGCTGGCTCTGCAACAATTGCAGACGCTACGCCAGGCGCGACAGATACCGATGTTGAAATCAATACGGTAGTTTTGAATTCAACTGATACTGAGCTTGTGCCTGTTGGGGCACGGTTCACTGTCAATACTGTGAATAATGTAACTACCTATACCGTTTCAGCTAGGACACCGGCTACCACAAGCCCGACAGTGAACCTCACGTTCACACCCGCTTGGGGCGCCGAAACCCCCGCTCAGTCTGATGTAATTACCTTCATCTCGCAACGGATTGAAGTGAAAGTTGGTGAAGGAAATATCACCTGGACAGAAGCTAAGGAATACGAGTACTTGCTTGATCGTGGCGATCTCGACACGGTTAAGGAAGGGGACGAGCAACCGCTCGAAGTTTCCTTGGAATTTGTCTATGAACATATCACAACAGGAACGAGCGAAGATATCACACCTGTTGATGCTCTGAAGCAGCAAAATGACGCCGCAGAGTGGGTATCAAGTTCTGCTGACTTGTGCGAGCCTTATGCTGTTGATATGGTTGTGATGCATTGTGTGCCGTGCGGGGGCGAACAGGACGAGCAAGTTGTCTTTGCTGACTTCCGGTATGAGTCTTTGGAATTCGACCTTAGTGAGGCAACTATTGCTGTATCTGGTCGTTGTAATGTGAGTGAAGCTACTCCAACTCGTGGATCTTTCGGCGATTGTAGTGCTTAAATAACGTGATTCAGCGGGAGCGGAACGCTCCGCTCCCGCACTTTCTTTCAACCTTGGGAGACTTTGAAATGAAAATTGGTGGAGTTGAAATCAAAGGTCCGGCAGAAGAAGTTCTTGTTCTGCCCCGACTGGATGGTGATGACATTGTAATCCGTGCAATTGCTGTATTGGATATGGACGAGTTCGAGGCTCTTTGCCCCCTACCTAAACCGCCTGGGATGCGTACTAAGGCTGGTTGGGCACCGAACCCAAATGACGAGACGTACAAGGAACGTGTTACGCAACACGGTGAGCAGCGTTTTGCTTACATGGTCTTGAAATCCCTGGAGCCAAGTGAGATTGAGTGGGAAAAGGCCAGCCTTGACGACCCCTCGACGTGGCTTGTGTGGCAAGATGAGCTTAAAGATGCTGGCGTCTCATCTACTGAAGTCAATCGCATCATTGTTTGTGTAATGCAGGCAAATGCTTTGGACGAAGCCAAGTTGAAGGAAGCCCGTGAGCTTTTTCTACGTGGTCCAGTTCAGGAGCCAAACGAATATTATGGCCCCGATACCGAACTGGAGAGTACGCAATCTGGCGATCCTGCGACCGTCTCGGAATCCGTCCCCCAGGAGTAAAAGACAATTGGGATGACAATGACGTATGGACGCAAGCTCTCATTTTAGCATACAATCAAGTTCGTGACTATGATGAGACAGAAGAAAAGAAGGCTATGCTTGGCGGAGGCTCCAAGAAGTCACCAGTAACTAAGGGACGCAGGAGACGGCGGTAATGAAATGGACGCCAAACTTTAGTGCCCTCACTCTTGATCTTGCTGCCTACAAGGCTGCTCTTAACAAGTATATGCAAGGTTGGATCGTTCAAGCCGCTCAGCGGTGGCTACAGGCCACTGTTATCTCCATAATCCCTACGTGGTCCAAAGCATCCAGGGCCACGTTCCAGGCCCTTGCCCGCGACGTTGGTATGAGTATCCCTTACGGACCTCAACAGAGTCGCAAAGATAGAGAAGCTTTGGGCCTCTCTACTGGCGAGGGCGGACTGGAACCTAACCCTGGAGCATTTAGATGGCATTTTTACTACCGTAGTTCACTACGCTACTTAGCGTATAATGAATACAATAAAGCAGTTCAAGGGAAGCCACCTGCGCCATTTAGTCGCACCGGTTTGATCCACCCAACGCCCTACCATTTCCAAGAAGCTGGCGAAAAAGACTTCCGAGAATTCGCACAGGATACCAGCTTGCCGAATCCATATAAGTTTCTCAGAAAAGAGAAGGTCAAATAATGGCAGAGGAAATCACCCAAAGGCTAGGTTTCGACGCTTCTAGCGCGATTGAGTCGCTGCGTAAATTGCAAGACCAGCTTAACAAGTTTAAGCAGGGCTTGCAATCTACGAGTGGTGCATTGCGTCAATTCCCAACTAAAGCTAGTCCAGCTATTAAAGCATTGCGACAATTGGCTACTGATGCTAATAAAGCTCAAGCTGCAATGCAAGGTTTGGCCCAGGCTGGAACTGTACCAGCAAGCGTTGCTGCTTCGGCTAAAAATGCGGCTACCTCAATGAGTAGTTTAGGGCAACAAGCCCAGGCTGCTAGCCAACAAGTACAGACCAGTTATACTCAATCATTGACAGTCGGGGCAGGGGCGGCGGCCAAACTTGGTACAGCAACTCAGCAAGCTGCCAAAGTTGTGCAGACAAGTTCAGCTAAAACCGCAGCAGCAGCAACCAGTGCTGGAGCGGCTATGAACGCGGCTGGAGATGCTGGTGCAGCAGGGGCAAAGAAGATTACTTTATCGTGGACGACAATGCTCCGCGTCGTTAAGACACAAATATTGATCCGTGGCCTCAGTAAACTGATTAGTACGTTTATTGAAGCCCAAAAGGCTGCCGCTGACTTCTCTGTCAGTATTGGTGAAATTTCTACAATCTCAACCGGTGCCCTTGGCTCAATAGACCAAATCAGTAGCTCCGTTCTTGAATTATCTCGCAGCCTGGGACTCGCGGCCGATGAAGTAGCGGAAGGTTTATATCAAACCTTATCTAATCAGGTTGTTGATGCTGCTGATGCTCTACGGTTTGAAGAGCAAGCTGCAAAACTTTCAATTGCGACACACTCGAAGTTAAAAGAATCTGTTAATGCCCTGTCTTCGGTCATAAATAGTTATGGATTGGATGTGTCTGAGGTTGGGCATGTTTCTGATATACTATTCAAGACTATCGAATTAGGTCGTTTGCGAATGGGGGAATTTGGCGACGTTCTCGGCCGTTTGACGCCTCTTACGGCGACTTTAGGTATCAGTTTTGAGGAAATGTCCGCGTCTTTAGCAGCCCTCACTCAAAAGGGTATCCCAGCCCATACTGCAATCACGCAATTGACTCAAGTGTCGCAGAAATTGCTGCGACCAACGGCGAAGCTGCAAGAGTTGTACAAGCAGTGGGGTGTTGACACAGGGCCGGAAGCTATTCGTCGTTTTGGCGGCCTCACAGGTGTGTTGCTTAAAATGAAAGACGCTTCTGCTGGAAATGATGCAGAATTTTCTAATTTGCTCGGCCGTGTCCGCGCTCTAGTTGGCGGTTTGAATCTCACCTCAGACGGAGCAAGCGCGGTAACTGAAGCCTTAGACATGATGGCCGATGCTGCTGGAGACAACATCGAGGCTTTTGAAGAAGTGGAATCAACAATTGGTCGTAAGGCAGTAAAATCATGGAATGACTTGAAAGTTAGTGTACTCCAATTTGGGGAGGCCATGCTCCACATTACTGTCCCCATAACTGACGCGCTCGGTTTCCTAGTCAGGAATTTTGATCTTGTCGCGATAGCTATGGCAGGCGTTGCAGCAGGACTATTGATAATGTCCGGCGCGGTCGCAAGTGCCGCTCTTAGTGTACCAGCATTAGCCGTTGGTGTGGCGGCTCTACAAGCCTCCCTCTTGACACTTTGGCCCATTGCCATAGCAGTTGGAGTTGCCTTAGCAACAGCCTTCGCCGTTAAAGGCATCCAAGCCTCATTAAATAAATCTGCGGCGTTAACTGACAAATACAAGAAGCAACTAGAGGACTTAACCAAGGCGCAAGAAACTAGTTCAAGACGGATGATTGAGGCCACTGAAAAGGAATTTCAGGCGCGCCGTAAAATTACAGGCGAGTATTTTTCCAATCTCACCAGAGACTACCGAAAAACTTTCGAGCAGTTTGAGATCAGTTCAAAGGCAGTTGGGAAGGTTCTTGATAATACACTGAGTGAAATCAGTAGTAAGAAACAGAAAGTGCTCTCCGAAATACGTGCCGCTGTCTTTGACACCGATAGTGTCATCAAAGACTCGGCAAAAGAAGTCGCGGCCACACAAGAAGCAATTGGTGAAACTTCTTTCAAGCGATCACTAAAACGTATGAATACCCGCCAACAGTTGTGGGCCAAAGTTACACGCGCACAAGATAAAGCATCAGAAGCCTCTAAAGCTTATGGCGAAGCTGGAGCTAGCGAAGAAGCTGTAAAGCAAGCTCGCTCATTATCTTACGTCGCAGAAAAACAAGCTAAAGAAGCATTAGCCCATGCAATGGAGACGAAAAACTATGGAGCCATAAAGAAGGCTGAAAATGCGCTTGATAAGATTCGAGCAGACAGACTCCGTGCCGAGATTTCATTTCAGGAGGAGCGTAAAAATCTCCAGACTGACGCCCATAAGCTAAGGTTAAAACAACTTGAAGAGTATGGTGTAAAGGCAGAGGAAATAGGGAAGAAGATTCAAGCCCTACTAGATCCGATTACTGATGGGAAGATAAAGACAGAATTACAGTTAGCTGACGATATAGCACGGGCCGCTGAATTGATGCCAGACTTAAAGGCCGCTCTTGAGGGGGCTTTTGATGTTGATCTGTTTGAGTCGCTGAATGTAGCTAAAACAATGGCCGCGTTAGAGGAAGGAGTCACGGCTGCTTTCAGTAAAGCTGACTTTGATTATAGCCGAAGTCTTGCAAAGTTTGAGACTCAGCTAAGCTCAAGAACCTATTCAGCGCCTGTTAAGTTGAGAATTGTCAATCAGGAGATAATTGATAGGTACATAGAGCAATTCGGTGAAATTGACTTGCGGCTAGACGCAGGCAAAACACAAAGCCAAATGCTGAGAGTTGCCGAAGATATTGTCAAGGAATTTGAGTCTTCTCAAAGAGCGATAGACACTGGTACTCAAAATATCACGACATTACTTGACCAAGCTGCTGAACGAGTATCAGATGAGCAATTCAGGACTTGGTGGAGTGACCTCAGTGACTCGGCAAAAGATGCCTTCAAAACGATTGAGGAAGGATATTTAACTGCCGCTGGTGCCAGTGAAAAGAGCCTAGCCGCTGCGCGGGAGCAACTGACTGCTGAACAGACCCTTCAAGCAATGGTACGCTCTGGGATAGCAGGTATTAGAGAAGCGACTGCGGCGGGTAGGGAACTTACCGCAGGTGAGAAAGAGCGAATCAACGCCATCTTGGCTACTGGTAAAGCATACGAAGAGAGCGGCGAGTTATCACAGAATGCAATCACACAAACTGTTGCGGCTTATCTCACTCTCTTGAAAGCAGCAGGAGAAAGCGGCCAGGTTGCCGCTGAGACATTGAAGCAATTGGAACTAGGACCGGGAGCTTACACAGATTCATTAAATCTTATCGAGGAGCAAGCTCTCGCTGCTGAAGAAGGGGCTAAGAATCAAGCTAAAATTACCGATGAAGCTGGCAAAACAACAGATGAACTTGGTAAATCGAAGCAAGCAGCGATAGAGCTACCAGGAGCAGCGGCTAAAGGTACGGAAGCTTTAGCTAACGAAACTGAGCAGGCTAAGGAGTTGAAGTTTGAACTTCAAGGTGCTACACAGGCACAGATAGACATGAACGAAGCCCTCGCACAGCAGGATGGTGGTGCGGCCGGTGCCGAACCAGTAGTACCACTTGAGAAGACGAAAGAAGAGCTTGAGGCTCAGGCCCAAGCCGCACGTCAACTAACGCAGGAATTGCTAGCAGTCGATGCTCAGTTTGGCGTCGTTATCAAAAGCATAGAAGGTATGTCTTTAGCTATGGAAGGTACGTCTGAGATTACTACCTTGATTGCTGGCAGTCTGGATCAAACTGTACTTGCCGCTGGTACGATGCGAACTAGCTTCGAGACAATAACGCAGCAGATCAGTCTTAGTATTGAAGCAATGGATCTTCTAGGGCTTTCGACTGCTGACACGCTGCTAAATATAGAAGCAGCAAATACAGCCACGATTAACTGGACGACTAATCTACATAGTGTAGCTATTGCTGGCTATGCAGTGGCAGCATCTATGCAAGCAGCAGCCGCAGCCGCAGTGGCAGCAGCACGAGCTATTGCCGCAGTAGCAGCCGCCAGTGGTGGTGCTAGTGGTGCTTACTATGGTGGTCCGGCGATACGTTATCGCCAATCTGGAGGTTTTGCACCAAGAGGCAAGGATCGAATTCCGGTCATGGCTTCCGCTGGTGAGTTTTTTGTGAATTCTAGGAGTGCTCGCCGTTTTTCCTCTGAGCTTCAGGCTATGAATGCTGGAAGCGAACCTACTTACAGAGATCGTGGCGGCCCCGTTACAAACGTTGGCGATATCAATGTTTCTGTTACGCAGGGAGAGGCAGCGAATCAAACAGCGCGTCAAATTGCTACAGCTTTACGTCGAGAACTGAGGCGCGGAACTTCACGGCTCGATTAACTTTGAAACTACAGGAGAAGTAACAAATGAATTTTATCAGTAAATTCCAGCCGCGCGGCATGTACCTTATTGAACATCGCAATGAGGCTGGCAAACTAATCGGCGTGTATCGCGTACCAAATGGTATTGTTGATGAAGGTATGGAGATGATTCTCGATACCATGTTCTTCGCTGGCTCACAATCCTCAACTTGGTACATCGGCCTAGTAGACAATTCTGGCTGGACTTCCTTTAATGATGCTGACACAATGTCATCGCACGCGGGTTGGAGTGAGAGCACAGTTTACTCACAGGCTACTCGTCCTCAATGGACTGTTGGAGCGGCTGCGGCCCGTCAGAGTACGAATGCCAGCACAGTTGATTTCAGTATCAACGGTAGCGCAACATTGAAGGG